ATGGTTGAGTTCCCTCAATCAGTTCGTACAAGTTGCCACATGCTGGGATCATTCGTGCAGCTGACTGAGGGAACTCAACCATCACATGATTCTCCGACAACACTTCAGCGGAACGCTGGAAGAATGCAGGGTCATAGGCGTTCTCCACCACATTGAACTGCTGGTTGATGTCACGAATGTGTTGCTCAACAGCAGACACATCCATCGCGTTCGCATCAGGATGCCAAATCTTTGCGCGTACCACGACACGACCATCCTGCGGTTGGGCAATGACCACAGCAATTGAGTCATGCTTCAATGCCATATCGACCCCAACGAACGTGGGCAGATCAGGCTTCAACTGCATATCTGACCGGCACAACTCCCAAGCCCCAGCAGGCAACCACGACTCTCCATCCGTTCGCACCCACTGGTTCAATCGGTATCGCCTGAACGCAACCTCAGCCGTCTGGTTCATGCTGACTTCCATGTCCTCCATGTCAAGCAAACCTTCAGCCAAGTTTGGATTCGCAGCAGCCCAACCATCACGATCCGAAACTGCACAACCCTCTGGTGCTTCCCACCACCACATACCAAACCGCTCATCTTCCTGATCACCAGAGATGACACGCTTGCCATAGTTGTACAGTCGGCCACACAACGTGTCAGGGTCAAACCCTGCTGTGGTGATGCCAACGATGTTCGGGTCTTTACGCGCACCCGAAGACAACGTGAGCGCATTCCACAAATCCTCATTCGGCTGCACGTGAACCTCATCAAATATCACCGTGCTTGCATTCAAACCTTGTTGAAGTTTTGCGTCAGCCGATAGCACTCGATAGATCGCACCGGTTGACGGAACCTCCACCACGTCTCGATACACCTTGCAGATACCAGACAACGCAGGTGACTGACTGATCTGCCACTTCGCCTCATTGAACACAATCCGTGCCTGCATCCTGTCACCAGCAGCCGAATACACCTCAGCCCCAGGCTCACCCTCAATCAAACCGTAGAGCGCAATGATTGAGCCGACCAAACTTTTTCCATTCTTCCTCCCCAAACCGACGATGGAACGACGGTACCGAAGCAGACCATCATCACGACGCTCATACAACGAACCCAACAAATCCTTCTGCCAGTTCGTCAACCTCAACCGCTCCCCAGCCCGAACACCCTTCGACACGTGCAGGAATGTTTCAGCGAAGTCAACTACTTCCTGACCACTAGACCTCTTGTACAATCTCGGCGTTGACCACGCTGGACTTGCGTTGCCTGTACTGATCAAGTTCATTCGCGACCCTTATCTCTTGAAGACCTAGACGCGCTCGATCCGAAGGGGTGAATCCCATCAAACTCATCCAAGCCGTGTTCTGCGCATCCATCTGCTCGATCTGTTTCACAGCAGGATGCGTCACCACCTGACCATTCGGACTGGTGTACCACCTGCGCTCCACATCCTTGCCCAGCCACAACTCCAGTTCCGCGATCTTGTCGAAGTTCTTGCACAGCCTGGTCATGAGTGGTGTGTCGTGCAGCTCCGACAGATGCCGCCTTCCACCAGTCCACAACACTTGCCAGTACGACGTGCCGACTAGCCCAAAGTCTTCCGGCACGGTAGGCACAACGGTCATGTCCACCAACGCAAGTGCACTCGATGACATCGGCTGCGCCTGCAAACCGTTCCGAATGCGTGAACCCTTCAAACGCTTCTGCTCGATTGGAAGTGTCTTGGTACCTCCACCAGTTCCCGTCCTCGGCCTGCCCATTCCCCAAGCCTAGTCGGGGGTGCCCAGCCGACCACGCGCATCTCGCGCACGGCTGGGGTACTTTGCGTCCTAGGGTCGTCCAGTTTTGACCCACCCCCCAATGATGCCGGTGGGGGTTCATCGAGTTGCGTCGCCTCGCGACGAGTTGCAAGATCGATGAGCTGCGAGGAGAAGTGAGTCGGCTTCGCCTGGGTAGATGTGATCGGCTGTCCAAGGATCAAGCGATCCTCTGTCACCTTCACCACAGATGTGACATGTTGTTGCGTTGGCTCGCACCCATGCAGCCCGTGCCTTGTAGTCCCCTTGGTAGTGGGTGCGAACCTTGTTGCGCTTTGACTGGTGTTTGGCTTCGCATAGTTCGCAGCGCATTGGTTGAGTGGTGAGTGTCCGGCATGAGAGGCAGGGTCGGGTGATGGGGGGCATGGGGGTGGGTGCTACCAGTTCGGGTCTTGATCGAAGTCTTCAATAGTTTCTAATGCGTCGGATCGGGCTGGTACCACCCCGTACCTATCGGTACGGTGTGTGGTTCCCATAGCCACCATAGGGTCTAGAGGGTGGTTCCCGAGGGTGGTTCCCGATTCTAGGGGGTCTGAGGTGGGTAGTTGGCGACATTGGATGGCACGGCTGAGTACGGATTTGCGTCCGAGTTTGGCTCCGAGTTCTTTGGCGATGCGTTGTGCTTCGTTGACTCCAGCGTTCTTTGGGATGCCTAATGTGTCGAGGTGTTTGGCGAGGGCGATCTCTTGGACTGTCCAGCCTTTGGTTGCTCTGGTGCGTTGTCGGATGGTGGTGATGTCATCAAACTCTTCGACGATGAGGTCGATCTTGTCTGGTACCCAGCTGATCCGTGTGTGGGTTCTTACGAGCATCAGTCCGTCATCGGTCTTGTCTAATCGGTACACGATGTCCACGTCATCGTTCTTGGCTGATGATCCGCGTTGGCCGTGTTTCTTGCCTCCGTCTTTGCCTGCGTGATCTGTGCGCACACAGGCGATACCAGCGCGCTTGAGGGCTAGACCTGTGGTTCGTGCGAACTCACGATATGAGTCAGCAGAGTTCTCCTCACCTTCAATGGCGCGTCCTGTGGTGTCAATCACAACAACCTCAGCCTTGGTCAACTCACACAGGCGCATGATGGCTGACGCACCTTCAGCCGTGTTGAGTGGGGGTAGGGATGGGATGAGTGCATAGTGGAGATGAGATAGGTCATCTTCTTCTGTGTAGCCGAACTGTTCAAGGCGTTCGTACAGGTCGGCTTCAACCATTTCGTAGTCCAAGTACAGGACGTGGACTTGTGCTACGGGTGGGTGTCCGAGGATTGGTTTGCTTGTGGCGAGTGCTGCGACGACGTTGAGTGTCAACCAACTCTTGCCTGTCTTTGCACCGGCGAACAACGCAGTTTGTCTTGCACGTGCGATGAGTGGTTTGGCGATCCAGTCTTCGACGATGTGGTCTTGTGTCCAGAAGGTCTTCCAATCAACAAGCATGTCGAGCATCTCATCTGGTGTGATGACAGTTGGTTCAACTTGGGTGGTGTTGTGGGCTAAGAATTGTTTGGCTGCTTGCTTCCAGTCGCCGTGATGGTCACGTGCTGCCATGTATCCGAATCGGTTGTATCCACCTTCGGGGAGCCATGCGACGGCTGAGGTGAACACAATGAGTGCATCATTCCCGTTATGCCCAATCGTGGCCGAGATGCCATCACGACTGTTCTTGCCAGGTCGAGTCCAGTGTTGTTCACCGTGTCGGTCTGTCTTGGCGAGTGTCCAGCCGTCTGGGATGAGCAGCTGCTCCCATGTGGTTTGCGCACAGTATCTTGCGCTTGGTGTCGTTGGGTCAGCCAAGAACAGGTCAGTCGTACCTTGGGGCTTGACCATCTGTGGATTGGTCGTGAGAAGCGTCAGGAGCCACTGTGGTGCGTTGGCAGGCCGTTTGTCCATAGGTGACCACCCATCAACCCACTGGTACTGCTTGCCGTTCGGATGGACGGTTGGTGCTGCTAAGACTTGCCCACCCTCACCACGAATATCTAACCCCACACCAAGCCGTGACCCAGCATCATTCCGAACCTCAACTGGTGAATAGAAGTACAGGTGTTGACCTCCTGTGCCGGTGATCGCTGTGACCGTTTCAGGTAACGCGCCGTAACGCTGCTCAAGATCGTGCAAGGTATCTGACCCTCGATACTCGTCACGATCATCCACATCGACTACGAATATCTGTCCGTACTTGGTGCGACCTGTGGCGATGCCGATGCCGTAGCTCTTGTAGTCACCAGTGAACCATGATGTGACCACATCAGTGTCATCAGTGGCTTTCGTTTGCCACGCATCGATGCCAGGGTATTTGTGTCCAGGACGAATCGGTATCACCCTTATACCGAGTTGTGTATATGCGATTGCTGTCTCAAGTGTTGTCATCTCATTACCTCATGCCATACGTCGTGGTGTTGTTTGCAGAGATAGCCCTGTGGCCATCGGTCTGCTTCTTCATAGCCGAATCGTGCTTTGGGTGCGAAGTGGTGACGCTCGACTAGATGGTGCGGTGTTGTGCATCCTTGGTATTGGCATGGGTTGACTTCGCAGTTGGGGCATCCTTGTCCGGCACAATGTTGGCATCGATCATCGATGACTTTGTGGTCGTCAATGTCGAGCCATTTGATTGTGTTGCCTGCGATGAATTGTGTTCTGCCTTCGCAATGTGTACACATGATGTACCAGTGGGATACGTTGCGGTTGCATAGGCGTTGCACGACATCGCCTTCGCACATGATGTTGCACTTCTTGCAACGGTGATCATGGTGTCTCATGGGCAGACATCCAAGAACCATGACGGCCAGACTTCAACTGGATGTTTGCCGATCTTGCAGGCGTATTGATCTGCACGTCGTTCGTTCAGCATTCGTCCTTCGTTACGCCAGCCGACAATGGTTGCCCTGCCCACACCAAACTGCTCAGCCAAGAATGAGGCGTGAGAGTCTGGTGGGAACAGGTTGATCAGGTTGACGGCTGGGTATATGTAGCCGCTCAGTAGTCCTCCCCGTCTTCAAAGACGGCTGCAAGTTGTTTGATGTCTTGATCAAAGAACAGGTTGGCTTTGTTGACGATGCAGTACGCCTGCTCTGCGTCGTGTGTTTCCATGTCAAGCGGATCAATGCCGGTTGCTTCGATGTGATCTTGTTGCACTGACAAGATTGATCCGATCTGTGTTGCTGTGATGATGACATCGCCTGGCAATGTTTCATCCCAGTTGACTCGGATGGTTCCGAGC